CTAATTTTTCTTTGAGCCAGTCTTGTGGAATAACTCTGTCACAATATTTTATATCCTTTTTTTCACACCATGCACCATACGAAGTCTTAGACCCTTTTCTAATTTTTCGTGCGCTATTTTCAAACACTAGCCTAATATCTAAATTTGAATGTTGTTGTTGTATTTCCACATGTTTTCGTCTATCTCCTGTAGCCCAAAAGCCTTTTACCTCAATAATAATACCATTATCTAACACAAAATCTGGTGTGTAAGATCGAATTGCAAAATCAATCCATTGAATTTTTATGTTTTCGTATCGCAATTTATTCTGTGCTTTTACTATTTGTTTAGCAACTACTTCTTCAAGATGTGAACGATAACCTCGTTGTCTGGCCTTGATAAAACCTTTCTTATTATACTGCATAACTTAGTATTACTATCCTAAACATTTAATAATGTTGCATGTTCAACTGGAACGTGGAAAAACTTCTCTCCATTTTTGATGTACCTATTCGGAGCCTCTTTTACTGTGGCTACTGTCTCTAAAATAGTGGCTGGTATCTCCCACGCTTGCTTACAATCAGATCGCAACACATAGAAAGTTAAATTCTTAGCTCCCAATAGTTTCTTCTTTCGATAGGGAATCCTAATTTCTTTCCAGCTATCGGGCCATTGTCCTTTCCACGAAAACTTTATCTCCACTTCAACATTGTGTACTTCACCATCCTTTTCTGTTGTAAGATCACAGCTATAATTTTCTTTCTTAGCTGTGACGCTATGTCCTTGTTTTTCTAACCAAGATGTAATGATAGTTTTTGCTTGTGTATCTGCAAGAGTATAGAGGTTTCTATCAAATGGTTTATGTATAGGCATAAATATATCCTTTATAAAATGAGGGAGAGCATCTACGCCCCCCCTCTAGGTGAACAGAATTAAAATCTTGAGTCTGTGAACCGATAAAGATTACGCAAGGTGGTAGAGAGTGTTGTATTCGGAAAGAAAGGCTGAAGCTTCGCTGCGGCAGTGGCTGGATAACCCAGTTTACGAAGTTCGTCTGCTAATTCCGCATCTGCTTCCCTTCTAGCGGTTACTGCGGCATTAACTCCAGCCAAACGCTTCTCCCTAAGAGATTGTTTTGCAAGTCGTAATTGAGTTGCCATATCATCTACCATTTGTTCCAGTTCATCCACTGGAATATCTTCGTATCCATCTTGCGTTGTCATTGCCCCCAAGTCTGTCTTTATGTCGTTCTCTGTCATCGATATTTTCTCCTTTCTATTTAATCTGAATTAATATAGCAAACTATTGGTTTAGTTTTAGCTTTACTGAGTCGAGAAGGCTCTTCGGTCAATTTATCTCCCCAACATGCGTGTTTAAAATCACAAAATTTACATTCAGTACCTAAGATATAATTTCCTGTTGGGTTTCCTCTAAAGAACTCCTTTACAGGACTAAAACATCGAGCAAATTTATTCTCCTTTACAGTTTCGATGGTTTTTTCAAGTTGTTTCATTACTTTCTTAGGATTACTAGTGTACTTAACATACTTAAACTCACCAGAGGAATGGTTTAATACCCACCACCCACCGGGGTCTACGCCTTTGCCTTGTGCATACACAGTAAGCTGACCAACATACCCAAAACTATCATTGTCGGCTAGATGATCACCATCAATCCATTTATTACGATAACTCCAAGGAGAAGCTGATTTGATGTCATCTACTTTATTGTCAAGCACAAGATCATACTCTCCTGCTACAACTTCACCACCAATTTCTGTTTCAATCTTCTCTGGCTCCTCAAAGGTAGCTCCAGCTTCCTTTAAAACGCCCTTAAACACCGCTTCCGTGATGTCTCCGATCATCATTCGTAGCAAGAAATGTGAAGCAGGAGGAACCGCAGCCTCTGGCTTATTCTTTTGGAACCAAAGTTGACAGGTAGCCCGACCTATATTACTAGCCCGAACACGAAAATTTCGTTTCTCATCTCTGTTAAATTGTTTCTTAACCGCCTGTTCAACGTGCTTCACAATCCCTTGAATTGTTTCTTCAGACATAGAAGCTTTGCCCTCTCGCACATCATTGAGGTATGAGTGGACAAGAAGTTCTACTGGATGATCCATTTAATCATTCTCCTCTACAGTGATAAAGGATTCTACGACATCTGCTTCCTCTGGACTAAGCGTAGCTATTGCATTTGAGTTTTGCTTGTACTCTTCCGCAATAAAGTTATTGTAGTTTGCCACCCATGCACTGAAATTCTGGAGTGTTTCATTATCTTTGGGCTGCTCAATGTCTATTATCTTAGTAATATCTAGCTCTGGAACTGGCTTAAAGAGCATATTTCCATTCAACATTGGTGCCCCTTTAGTAGATAGTTCAAGACTGTGTTGTGGGAATAGATGCCCCGCACTTCTATATTTTTGCAAGACCTCACCAAGAATTTTAAACGCTTCATTATTCTCAATCTCCCAGATAACTGGAATGGGACCATTGGGGGTTACTGCTTCACCTTCCTCATTAACTGGATCATGTAACGTAGCCTCTCCAAACAAAGCACGAACTCGTTTGACCGATGTAATAAGTTTTCGTGTTTCATCCGGCAAAGCTTTCCAGTCTTTAATGTAACCACTTGGCCTACCACAATTAAACCCACCATCATTATCAATCAAATCAGATGATGTAAATACTTTGTAGTCGTGAGTGAAAGCAGATTTTAAGTACCTACCACGCCGACCACCGACCTCTGGATTTAGATTAGGAATCCAACGAGAGAACCGGAACCGTTGCAAGAAAGGCCGGAACGAAACGGTTTCTGAATAGATAAAATTCCCGTTTGTATCAAACCTGTATGCTCCACCGGGTACCACTTCTGCTTGTCGAATCTTTCCGTTAGTTTTAACTGCCCCCATAATAGCCTTATGCCAAATACGCATTCTACAAAGAGCATCCGTAGAACGGGAGACTACAGTATCCCCCGGAATACCCATAAATTCTGCTACTGAAGCTTGGTTTTCTGTATCAAGTGTAACTAATTCTGTGTCCATTATACCTCCTTGTTGTAAAAGATTGTACCATTATATCGTACTTAAAATAGATGTCAAGCATATTCTACTACACTCATCCAGTTTGGTCCTATCTTACAATCCATAGGTAGTTCAACATCAATATCAACCTCTAATCGCTGTAAGAGAGCTGTTCTAAGTGTTTGTTCTGCCTCACTAATACTGTGTTTCACTTGTTCTTCTTCACCCGGATATGTATCTATCACAATACTGTCATGTACACTATTTACAATTAAACTATGAAGTTCTTTCTGTCTCATGTACTCTTCAACTAAAAGCAAAGTGACTTGAACAATGTCGGTTGAAATTGACTGTACCGGATAGTTTTTAATTGCGGTAAAATGTGTCACTCTACCGCCTTGCTGTCTCGTTACATCTGGAAAAGCAAATTGTCGTCCGGTTGGTGTTGTCACCATACCCGTAGCCATAACTTCATTGGCTAAGTGCATATGCCACTGTGCTATACCTGTATATTTTTTAACAAAATGGGTATAGTATAATGCTTCTGCTTTTGTTCTACCAAAACCTGTTGCACCAAATAGAGGAGCAAAAGTGTGTGCCTTTGCCTCTTGTCTAGTTGTATTTTGTCCTCCATCACTAATTACTTTAGCTGTATAGCTATGAACATCAAAGCCTGTAGCAATCTCGTGTTTAGCTACTTCATCATTGCCTAGAAATGCGGCTGCTCTAAATTCTAACTGAGCAAAGTCTGCCTCTATGATTTTACCATCCGGCCAACGAGATTGAAAGACCTGTTTAATAGGAAATGTATTTGCTCGTGGCATGTTCTGTAGATTTGGAGAGTCAGATGCAAGACGACCTGTTGTTGTTCGATGTTGTAATAGTCTAACGTGCAACAGACTATCTTCTTTCATGTAAGTCTCAATTCCATCAATAAAGGCAGAGATATAAGTATCAAGCGCAGACAATCGACGAATATTATATAGAAATTCCTGTGCTTCACTCATCTTTTTATTCTTTGCCGTAGCTTCTAGAACGGTAAGATTAGTTTTGCTGGTACTAAAGCCATGATTCGCAACCCAACTGGCGGCAGGAGCAGAAAATTTCAAACCAGCGATTTGTTTCTGTGGTAAATATAACACACCGACATGATTGCAAACCTTGCAAATACGTTTTGCTTTTCCTATTGTCCCATCCTTTTTTATTGCCAGATTATATCCTTTGCCCTGACACTTTGAACATTGCACCGCCTTAGTTTTATATATAATTTCCGAATTATCGGTAACGGCTTTCTTAAACTCCCCAAGTTTCATGTACTTGTTAAAACTGGTGGACCAAACACCTTTATCCTTTGGTTTGCGACTGTAAATTACAGCACTCAGTTGTTCTGGAGATGACAGATTAACAGGCGTATCCCCCATTAGTGTTGCTGTCTGACGACTAAGGGAAAGTATTAGTTCTTCTCGTTCATTTTGAAATTCGGTTCGTACTTTCTGTAAAGCTTCCTTATTTACATAAAACCCACGACAATATATCTTGGCAAGAAGAATACACAGACTGTTGGTTAATTCAATAATATTTTGTAACGGTGCATACTCCGATGTAAACATTTTTTTGCGTAAGTTCTCTGCTAATTCTTGTGTAGCACGAACATCTGTAAGGCAATACTCCACAAGTTCATCACCATCCACACTAGCAACGGAGATTCCTTGCTTAAGATTTTGTTGCAATGTATCTAACTTCTGATTCTGCAACTGCCATCGTTCTGCTATCGCCGCTAACGATAAAGGTTCCTTTTGTCCACGCTGAAATAGATATTCTACCAACAGTGTATCAAATATTGGGCCGTCATATTTAAATCCTGTATCCCACAACCAGATCAACTCATGCTGTGCATTATGGCAGATCAAAACCGTAGTCTCATCCAACTGTTTTTGTAATAGTTCTTTAGCATTATCTGTACTATGCGTGTCATGATTAAACCAAAAGGACGATTCCTTTCCATCGTTTTGTTTGGTACAAACTAATACCAATTTATTTCCGGTGGTAAAGGGATCAAGTAATACCTTTCCCGATGGAAGTTTCTGAACGGTATTCTCAATATCAATGGTGAGCTTCATCATGTATCCTTATGAACTATAGGTTGCAGTTTCAGGATCAAGGAGAGTCACTACTCGTCCATGTTTCCCGGTAAGTTTATTCTTTAGTACAAGCCAATGTCTTTCTGGGCTTTCATTCTCTTGTTGTCCCTCGAC